CTTCACAATTAGCTCGCATACCCGTAACAGATCTCACAACCTGATCAAACCGCTTCAGAGTCACCCGAATGCGCATTGTACCTTGCCTGCAAGCTATAAGAGGAAACATGGCCGTCAAACGCTCCCTTAACATAGAGAAACACAGCGGTATCGTTATCCACATGTCATCTGTAGGTACAACCGTGGCACCCGTCCATGCCTTGACTTCTCCAATCGTCTTGCGACCAATCGCATCTGATGCGCCCACTTGCGTATTCAGATCTGGAAAAAGTAGAGATACCACATTACATGCATCACCCGTAATTTTCTCTAGAACTTGATCATCTACTTCAAGAGTGGCCTGGTCTAGCAAAATAGTACCGAGACTATTGGAATATGTCCAGGCATACGGAGTAGGTGTTACACCCGTTGAGCCAGTAAAAAGATTGGGCGGCCTAGGGCCAAATATCTCATCCGGCTCCTTTTCTTGGCGCTCACCAAGAGGGTCTATAGAAAGATTGGGTAGTACCGTTGTATTGTATTCATAAAGGCCCACACGCAGGCGCTCCCTGACTATCGCTGGAAACCAATCTCCCACGCGCACCTGGATAAATAGGTTTTGTAATAAGTCACCACACATTTCGTGATTCAAATCAAAAATGAAGGTCTGTCCAAAGTCGGCTGGGCCTCGGAACGGAAACTCTCGGAAGACAGTGGAAAATGGCACAGTCTTATTGCCTTCATCGCGCGTGAATCGCGATATATTTGCAGTCGTCGGAAAGAGCTCACCATCTTGATCATCACGAGTTACGAGATCTATTAATGTCGTAGCTTGCCCTCTTGGTACTTTAGTACCATATCCATCTTTGGTCCGTAAGTCCATCTACTTAGTCCCCGTGCTTCCAAATCCGCCCTCTCCACGCGCCGTCGCCGACAAGGCTGTCACATACAGAACCTCCTTGATATAGCCCATGTCAGGTGCCACAATCTGAAACAGGCGAGTACCAGCCTCTACACATAGACGCTCTTTAGGATTGCCCACAGACAGAAGAGGTGCCATGAGCTGACCCCTATAAGAGCGATCAATCACTCCGCGACCATTCGCCATCATGTAATTGTACTTGTAAATGGAAGAACGCGGTTCCAGACTAAAATGGCAGTCCTCCTCTGAGCCATCTGGATACTGGCGAACCATGCGTGCCTTTACACCTAGAGGTACAAGCGCAGCCGTCTCAAGAGGCTTTACTTCTGTCACAACCTTCAGATCATACCCCGCATTATCACCCGAAAGTGTCTCCTTTGTACCTACAGCGGGATAGAACCCCTGCGCCTCATCCAGTACAAGCAATTCCATACGATACGTCACAGCTGCCATCTTGTGTATAATGTATAAGTCGAGGCAATTGGACTCAATTTTTTACCGTTGAGTGCTGATTGCTCAAGCACCAAAAAAATTGAGTCCAATTACCTGCATTTATATGGCACACTCAAGATGACGACGTACAATGAGATTCTGAAGTCTGCCGATCCTACCTGCTGCCACCGTAAGAAGAAGACAAGTCATCTGGGAATTGCGATTGAGAACACGTTCTTTGCCCTTCTCTGCGCGTGGGCTACCTTCGTTGCTGCAAAGATGGAGTACTTGGCGGCAGCCAAGATCCTGACTCTTGCCACGTTTTACATGATTGCGGCTACCTCAACCTATATTGGCCTCATGATTCTGTACAAGCCTCCCAAGCATCTGAACTACGACTCGGAGGAGGTAGATTATGATTCTGATTCAGAGTCTGTTACTCACGTTCAAGGAGATGGGCATGAGACTGATGAGTCAGATGATGATATGCCTCCACTTGTCCCGATTGTTGGATATCAAACTAAGTCACAAGAGGATCGCGTTCTGCGGCAACTCCAGCAAGTCGTAGATGATACGAATGCTCGGAATCAGGTGCGCATGACGCGGAGCATGTATGCGAAGTCTGCAGCAGGAATGGCTTCTGACGCCTCTTACAAGAAGCTCAGTTAGCGAATAAAAGCGTACCCCTCTCGTCTTCTACATTATAAATTCCCCAGCCTATAATTGTAACCCTCATAGAAACCCTTTTTTTATTGAGAGAGGTTGGAAGTGTATCTACTAAATCCATCCATAACGTGGGTCTATCTGCCATGGAAAAATTCAAGGTACCAGACGGCTTTCTTTTTTCCGGTGCTCTGTAACCATAACCAGGACCGTATGTGAATGAGATCCATGTCAAGGGAATACCTGGACACTTTTCCGATTTTGCCAGGGGTGAGAGGCCACCCCAGACATCAGTACCCCACTGAGACTCTCGCTCTTTTCCAGCCACCATGAATTTAAGAGTATTATAATAGGCTCCATTCAGGTTATTTGTCTTATAGGGATTTTCAAAATTCCACAACTGATTGCGCTCCCTATAATAGTCTGATTGAAATATGATTAAGATGCCCTCGGCTGGATGACGGCCATCTATACGTTTCGTCACATAGGAAAAAACACCCTTTTCAACCCCCACATAATCATTCGGATCCAGACTCAGTATGTTCTCAAAAGGTTTCAGATAAGGAATTTTATTAGGAGTTTTCTTCAAAAGTTCTTGAATATCCTGGCGCACATAGCGCTGAGTAGTCGACAGAGTAATGAGTGGTGCTCCAATCTGTTCTCTCGTTAATGGCTTTATCGCCGTTACGACTCCCGCCTTATCTGTCATCGTCAGATCGGTTCTGGACCACGGTGCCGGCTTCACGCCTCCCGCGGAACTCTCTACCAAGTCCTCTAGACGCCGAATCTTAGCCCGAATCCGGTATTTCTGACCCGGAAGTGCAACAAAAGGCAGGCCGCCGTCCCCTGAATGACTACAGCCTATCAAAGGTAAGCGCAACTTTAATTTACCTGGCGTCGCATTTCTCTGAATATCTAAGGCCGAGCCCGAATGAGATCCGAACTCTTTTAGAGCCAAGGACTCTTTGGCCAGGGTGCCCTGTAAGTGTGTCCATGCATACAGAAAATCTCCCGAAAACTCCTGTAAAAGTAATTGATCCTGATAGAATTGTATGGTTTCAAATAAAAATGCACCTATTCCCATAGTATAGCCGTACCTTGTACCGCTTGCATCGGCAATGACAGATTTTCCATTAAAAGGGGCTACTAATGGAGGCAGCCATGTCGGCAACTCAATACTAAAACTGGCTGCGACTAATAAGTCACCGAAGCTATCCAGCTCCCATTCCACTGTTCGGCCGAAGTCAATCATGTTCAGTGGCTGAGTATAACGCGTCTCATCTAGAACTGCCGGCCACCGCTCAATATTATAAGAGAAAGGTACCGTGGCTTTTTTATCAGAACTCATAAAGTATTTATCTTTTTCTCCTCTCGCCACTAATTCAAAGAGCCCTCCCTCGGAAGACGTATTAGGTCTATCCATCTACTCAGGCCCACTAGTAAAAATGAAATATAATCACGCGCCCATATTATACATGCCTCTTGTCATCGTAGAATCTCCCGCAAAATGCTCTAAAATCCAAGGGTTCTTAGGAGCCAGCTACAGAGTTATTGCCTCTATGGGGCATATCCGTGCTTTGGTACAAGACATTGAGTCGGTCGGTATCTCACGGAATTTTGAGCCGACATACGAATTCATGAAGGAGAAAGCCAAGGCTATCGCCCAGATTAAATCGGCTGCCAAAGACTGCTCGGGACCCATTATTCTGTGCTCAGATGATGACCGAGAGGGTGAGGCCATCGCCTATAGCATTGCCCTTCTACTAAAACTGAATCCTCTGACGAATCCTAGGGCCACATTCCGTGAAATCACCAAAAATGCAATCTTAGATGCGGTCGCCAAGCCGCGCACTATTGACATGAACAAGGTACATTCACAACAGACCAGGGCCATGCTAGACATGATGGTCGGGTTTACTATTTCACCTCTGCTCTGGAAGTATGTGGGGGGGTCCCTTGCCCTATCGGCCGGACGCTGTCAAACGCCTGCGTTGCGCCTGATTTGTGAGCGCGAAGTTGTCATAGATAAATTCCAATCGGAAGTCTCCTGGATAGTCCAGGGGAACTGGGTCGCGACCGGTGGAGTCATAGATTCACGCTCCGGCGGATGGGCCGCCACGATGATGGAGCCCCTCACAGATGAAGAGTCGGCCTTGAATTACTTGGAAAATCATTCTACGGAGCCCGGTGCCAAGATTCGGACAGCACAGACAAAGCCATGGACGGAGAGTCCGCCACAGCCGCTTATGACGAGTACCCTGCAACAACAGGCGAGTAACTTGTACCACTTACCACCCAAGCGGACTATGCAGATAGCCCAGAAGCTATATGAGGCTGGTCACATCACCTACATGCGAACTGATCAGACGACAATGAGCCAGGAAGCGGTGGAGGCGGCCAGAAAGGCCGTGGCGGCCAAGTGGGGCAAGGAGTATCTGGGACCGGAGGTGAAGGTTGTAGTGCCAGCCAAAGCTGTATCCAAGGCGAGCAAAGCTGCCGCAGAGGCTCAGGTACAAGCCCAAGAAGCCCACGAAGCCATCCGGGCAACTCACTTTGAAGCCGGCCGACTGCCCGAGGGAGAGGACTGGGGTATTCAGGATCACAAGATTTACAGACTAATTTGGCTGAGGGCGATTCAGTCTACGATGGCGGCTGCAAAAGGGGAAGCCCGCGAAGTTATCTTTGATGCCTCCGGCGACGAGGGAGAGCTGCCCTGGCAGGCCAAGTGGCGCCGAGTTACATTTGCCGGATGGAAGGCAGCTGATGAGAAGGATAGTTCTACCGACGTAGCCCAGAACGGCGATGATAAGGCCGAGGACGATGTGAAAGAACAGGAGGGCGATGCTGCGTGGAAGGTCGCAGAAGGACTCCGGCCAGGCCAAGAACTCAGGTGGTGCAGTTTGAAAGGACAGCCGAAGGAGTCCAAACCCCAGGGACGCTACACCGAAGCCAGTCTAGTGAGGGATTTGGAGAAGCGGGGGATTGGCCGTCCATCCACCTTTGCTTCCCTAATTGCCACGATTGTTGAGAAGGCATACACGGAAGTTCAGGATATTCCGGCAAAGGCGGCCGAGTCCAAGACTCATTCGCTGAATAAGTTGGGCCAGTGGCCTCCCACTTCTGAAAAGTTTCTCTTGAAACGCGGAGGCGAGAAAGCCCGAATGGTTCCAACTCCTCTTGGAAAGTCTGTTATGGATTTTACTTTGAAACACTTTCCGGATCTCTTCGCCTATGAATTCACCGCGGCTATGGAATCTCGTTTGGACAAAATCGCCGGAGGCCAGGAAAACTGGAAATTAGTTTTGGGAGATACCTGGAATTCTTACAAGGACCGGATCTCAGATCTGAAGTCGGCCGGAGGAGGAGCCGCTCCCGCAAAAAACGCCCGCCGCCGGGAGTTTGGAGATGGGCTAGTAGGTGTTGTAACGGCGAAGGGACCACTTCTGCTCAAGGAAGGAGCGACAAAAGAGGAAACCGTGTTTTATGGGTGGCCTGCTCCTGCATCCGGAGGTACAAAAAAGGGTCTAGCTGACATAACAGATGACGAGGCCAGGTCATTTATTCTAGAGGTTACCACACAGAAGCAGGGTGATACGATAGGAGAGTGGAATGGTCACCCTATTGCGAAAAAGAAAGGGCCGTACGGGTTCTATGCAGAATGGAATGGGATTAAGGTAAATCTTGGTGAAGAAGATGATCTAGAGGCGGTTATTGTGAAAATCCGTGCGAAGCAGGAGAATCCCTCTCGCACTGTGGGGCCATTTCAGATTAAAACTGGACCATATGGGCCGTATTTGATGAAGGCAGGTGTAGGAAAAGGGAAACCCCAATATGTTAGTATTCCTAAGGAGACTAACATAGATGAGTTGACAGCCCAACAGGCGGGTGAGATATTTGAAGCAGGGCTGAAGGCTAAAGCCTCATTTAAGGGTAAAAGGTTCAAGAAGTATTAGGCAGTGACTATATAATGCAAAAATTGAACATATTGAATGGCCTATCTTACATTAACCAGGTACCATGCCTAAACAGATGTTCCGCTTCATCCACTCATATCTTGATGCAGATAATGCGTCCAAAATTCTAAGGACCTATGTATATGCGGACTTTCTCAGCGCATACCTTGCATGTTTTACAAATATTGACAGGGAAAAGGACATGTTCTGTTCAAAGGTGCGTTATGCAGTTGAAGACGACATCACAAATGGTGAGAAACTCATCCAGGTTTCACATAACAAGGTTGGTGAGAAGCTTGATATCTATTGGATTCAAGTGATTGAGACGGGAGATGAGCCACTTCTGCCACTGGAGATGAAAGCCTCGTGCTGTGTTTGGCCGAAGAAGGCGTAGCTTACTTATACGGTATCAGGAGTATATTTTGTCCTGATCTCATCTAGCCATTCTGTTATTTGTTCACTGTAGGCATCAGGCAACTTTGTCGTCTGCAGATCAGGCCAAATATAAATATAATCAAGGTTCTCTTGATAATTTTTTCGACCGAATGGCAGACTTGCAGATCTCCGCATATTCCGAATTATGATTTTGGCCACGGCATCACGTACTAGACCATTTGTCTTTTGAATGTCTTCCAGCTGGATATTATAGACCCTACAGGCATTCGTTGTAAAATTAGTTACAATCTTAGAACGAAGGGATTCCTCATTATGTAAGAAGTGGTTAGGTGTCAGGTTTAGTGGCATTCTACAGTTGTATGATATATGGGGTTTATGTCTTATTCCAATTTTACATCACTACTAAAGTATGAGCCGTAGAGCGAGACTCCAAGTCGTATAAGGCGTGAGCGAATACCCTCGGTTTTCTGCTTCTCCTCTAAGATGGTGAGCTCGTGACGAATTTCTATTTCTTCACGTCTTGATATTGTGGGTGTTGCTAGGAGGAGCTTCAAATAGGCGATATCCTTTTCTGTTTGATTTTGGGACTGGTTCATCTGCTCTGTATTGTAGAGCGAAGTTTAGGCTATTTTATTTTGTAAAATTGACCTTTGCTTTGCCGGTTTAGTTTGTAACCCGTTGTTGCAAGATGCCGCGCATAATTAAGCTAAAGAAGGCGCCACAGGCGCCAGAGGTGCCACAGGCGCCAGAGGTGCCAGAGGTGCCACAGACGCCAGAGGTGCAACCGGCACCAAAGAAAAAGGTAATCAAGCTAAAGAAATTCGCGCTTGTGCAAGAAGTGCCACAGGCGCCACAGGTGCCACAGGCGCCACAGGCGCCACAGGCGCCACAGGTGCCACAGGCGCCACAGGCGCCACAGGTGCCAGAGGAGGCACCAAAGAAGAAGGTCCTCAAACTCAAGAAGAACCTCGTACCTATTCCTCCCGTCCCTCCACCGACTGCACATCTGACAAAGACAATGGAGGCGTTTGAGGCCATCCGTGACTACTACGCAGCCCTAGGCCAAGAGCCAACGCAATCCGAAATTGCCTGGTATCACGCCGAGTTAGAGGCAGAGAAAAAGGAGCTAGATGCCTTCTGGTCTGAAAACAAGGTCGTAAAGGTCGTCCTGGAGGCCATTTGCCGCGGCGCAACTGAAGAAGAGTTGAACCAGATTGAGACGGCAGCATCTGCAGGCGTGGAACCAAGACCCCCCACAGAAGCCGATCTGGGTCCTATGCCAGCCTATGGCACCGGGGAATTCTGGGCCTGGTGTGCAAAACGCAAGAGGATTCGCCTTGCAAAGGAGGCCGCTATTATAGCTGCGGGTGGCACGGTTCCTCCGCCCAAGGTGAAAAAGACGAAGGCAAAGCCAAAGCCTCAAGCTTGATTAGGTGATAAGCTTATCTAAATGCACCCGTAGGCGCTGCTCCTGTGCTGTCAAATATTCTGCCTCCTCCCTGGCCCTCGCAGCCTTTCCATAGGCACATGCCCAGTCAATCCGACAAGCCGAAACTTTCTGTAGCTCAACCCCCTCTTTTTGCATTT